TGGGAGAGCTGCTCGAGAGGTTCAGTGTCCTTGCGGGAGTGCAGGGTGAGAGTGATGCCGTCGACCAAGTCAAGGATCTCCACGAGGTCCTGCGGTCCCTTTGCCCAGGCGGTCTGGACGTAGATCCTGGCGGTGGGGTTCTCGGCGCGAACGTCGTGGGCGATGCGCTTCACCAAGTCCTGGCGCAACATCGGCTCGCCGCCGGTCAAGATCACGCTCTTGTAGCCTGCGTAGGACCTTGCTTCCGGCAACGTGCTGAGGTCAAAATTCTTGTTGCAGCACTTTCGACAGGTCCGGTTGCACTCATTGAGAAGCAGAAGACGAAGGTTCATGTTGAAAACTTGTGACGTAAAATTTGGCCTTGGCGGCGACGCAATTTTGCGTAAGTTTCAGGTTTGGGGAGCGGCTTCCAGCACAACGGCGTCAATGCGATTTTACGCCAACCAACTGCAAATCCCTCGTCATTTGGAAACTCATTCATTAGGTGAATGGGAACCTGGCTGGTTGTCCAGCATCCCCAAAATCCTTCCAACTTCGGATTTCCATTTGCGCGCATGTAAGCGGCAGGCAGTACTTGTCCCCCACAATCACCTGACGGAACCAACTCACATACCAAGATGACGGTTCCGTCACGGGGTGCTGTTTTCATCGATTGCCAGTCGTCCATTTCACACCTCCATCTTTTTGAAACACAACGGGCGCCTGTAACCTCCCGGACGAGGAGTCAGGTTAGACGTGAGCTTGCACTTTGAGTAGTAGTATTCTTGCCACATCACTCTTCATCTCCCTTAGCTTCCCTCTTCTTGCTCTTGCGCTTGGCAACCTTCATCTTCTTGTGGTGCTCAAGGGACTTGGAGACGTCCATATGGTGGTACTTGAGGGGCTCCAGGCCAAGCTTTCGCATGACTTCCTTCCACTCAGCGCCGTGGCCCTCGGCGTCCAGGCCGCGATGGTTGAAACGGTTGTAGACGACCAGGTGAGCGATCTCATGGCCGACGACTTGGTTCAGGAACTCGCGAACGTTGTCAATGAACATGACCATGTTCAACTTGATCTTCAGGGGCATGCTGTGAGCCTGGCCGCCAGCTTTGGGGCGCTCTTCGCAGAGGTCAAACTCGACGGGGATGGGGTAGGGCAGATTGCAGCCCAAGCGGGTATTCGCGATCTTGACGTAAGCGTTCGCGGTGCGTTGGGCTGCGGCTTTGAGTTCGTTTTCGTTGTAGTTCAACATAACCTCCGTATCGCTGAATTGATACGGAAATTATATCACAGCCCGTTAAAAAGTAAACACTTTTAGGCAGATTTTTGCGCGGTTGTAACTTTAAAAAGCGTGAGCCCCACGATCTTGGACGGTTCAAACTCTTGGAGCTGGCGAATCATCTCGGCCATTGTGGTGCCGGAGGAGAGGATGTCATCGACCACGAGCACGTTCGCGCCCATGACTCGTTCGAGCACCTCGTAAGCATCTTTCAGTTCGATGAAGTTCTTAATGAATTTGAGATAGGGCTTGTAAAGCTTCTTGAGCTCAAGTTCACCGCGCTCAACGTGAGTCTTGAGGGACTGCTTGAGCTTCTTAACCTCAGCCGGGTGATCCTTGGCAAACTTGGGCCAGTCTGGGTGAGAGGTATTGATGAGCGGCTCGAGGTTCTCGGCGTCGATCACCTTCTTGACAAAGCGTTCATCGAGGAGCTCGGCGGACGGGTACGCGGAATGCACCTGGTCAACGAACTGCTTGACCAGCGGCGAGGACGACTTTGGGTAAATTATGACGTCTGGCTTGAAGCGCTTGACGAAGACGCTTGCGTGTTGCTTGACCTGCTTGAGCAAGCTCTCCCACTGCTTTGGGTTGACTTTGTAGGGTCCCTTTCCCTTCAGGGACTTCAAGATGTCGGTCGAGACGTCAGAAGAGACGTAGTTGAGCAGCGAATAGATCTCAGCGTCGACGCCAGACACGCTGGTCGTGTAGGGTTGCGCGCGGAAGTACGTCGAGATCGAATCCTTGGTCGAGCCAGCCTTGTAGTGTTGGGTCGAGATCATGAGCTCATTGCCCTCTACGTGGATGTCCTCCACGATGATCTCTTCCAGAAAGAGCTTGAAGTTCGTTTTCATGACCTTATTTATCTGTGTGGGCTTGACGAGCTTTCCAGAAAGCTTCTCCCTCATCAGAATCAATGAAGGCCGGCTTCAATTTAGTGTGGAGCTGCTGTTCAACGTAGTCATACATCTTAGTGGCGATCCCCCGACGACGATGTTCTGGATCGACGTGAAGACTAGTACCGAAGTACTGGCCATTAGGGTGTCGTCGAATGTTGGCAGATCCAATCACCTTGCTTCCTAGATTAGCAGTGACCTTATGGCCGTCTTTGGTCTTCTCAAGCTTGAAGATGACGGCAGACGTGATCTCGATAAGTTTCATGCTCTATTTAAAGAAAAAAGCCCGACCAGAGATCGGGCTCTTCAAGAGGTTACAACGGCTTAGCCGCTGAGCGACGTACCTGCTGCCACGACGCGGATCGGAATGTAGATGAATTCCGCTGCCTTCGTCGGGGAGATCGCGATGTCGACGTGCAGCTCGTTCGCGTTGATGCGCTGCGGCGTATTGTTCGAGTCATCGCAGATCGTTACGAAGTCGTACAGGCCGCGACGCTGCATGATATCGTTCAGGTAGTTGTCGATCATCTGCTTGATCGAGTCACGCGTGATGCGGTCGTTCAGTTCGAACAGGAACGAGAACGAAGACTTGCGGATGTCGCGCTTGAGCTTCATCATCATGCGCATCACGTTGACGCGGTCGAGTGCCGAGGCAGCCGACGGCGACGTCTTCTGACCCATCACCACGATGCCGATGCCTGGGAGGTACGGGATCGGGTTGATGTTCGTGTTGTACTGGTACAGCAGGTCACGTTGGCCTTGGTTCAGCGGAGCTGAAACGAAGGTCGTCGCAGTACCCAGCGTGCCGGTCACGTAGCCGATGTCTTGCAGGCCGGTCACCACACCACGACGTGGGCCGGCAGGCGGGAACCAGACCTCCGAGACGTTGTCGCTGTACGCGTAGGTCTTCAGAGCGGTGCCGGAAGCGGCCACAAACACTGAGTTGCCGTCCAGGTTAGCGGCAAGGCCGTGTGGGTAGTAGTAAGCCACGTCTTGGCTGATCTGACGCTGTACGGTCGAGCCCCAAGTTGCGGTCTGTTCAGGAGTGTTCGTGAACGGAGTGTCACCGATGACGAACGCTTCTTCGTTGATCGCAAGGCTCAGGTTGAGCAGGTCACCGACCACTTCGTAGTAGCCAGGGCAGAGGATCAGGTTGTACTCGTAGATGTCCGAGCGAACCGAGGTGTTGCCGTTGATCTCTGCGCGCAGAGCAGTCACGATGGTCGTACGCTTTGCAGCGTCATTCGCGCCGAGCGGGTCCGTTACGGTGCCGGTGTTGCTCACGCTGAACGAGAACGCGTCACCGGCACGGAAGAACGTTGAGCCCATGGTGATGGTGAACGACAGCTGCGAGTTGCTGTAGAGCGAGCCCACGTTAGCATTGCCCTGGTTGCCGGAGAGCGTGCCGATCACTGCGAAGGTGGTAGGAGCCACCGCAGTGATCGAGTACTGGATGAAGCTGTTGCCCACGTAACCAATACCAGGAGCGCTGGTGACCGCTGAAGTAGCGGTCAGGTAAGTATCGATCGCGGTGACCAGGTCAGTACCGGAGCCGGCAGGGATCGTCAAGAATACGGAAGAGGTATAACCGGTTGCTGCGCTGGCGATCACCCAACCAGTACCAGAAGGTGTTACCGTCACGCTACCTGCACCGAACTGAGCTTGAAGAGCGGTCTGCAGGAGACCAGCCATCGTTGTCATGGTGTCGGTGCCGGTCGCTGTGACCGATACCGTAGCAGCGGCTCCGCCGTTGATCGAGGCACGGAAGGTGTACGCTCCCGCCGGAATGAGCAAAGCAGTAGTCGGAGTGACTGTTGGCGAGGTAGTGAAATCGAGCGTCGCAGATCCAGAAGTTGCAGCTAATACTCCAAGGTTCGACTGAGCGATCGTCTCAACGTCATCGGTGTCGTAACCGGTACCACCGTTCACGATCTGCAAAGCAGTAACGCCGTTCGCACCAAATTGAGGTGCGTTGGTGACGCTCGCGGCCGCTTTAACAGACTGGATCGCGGTGAAGAGATCGGTACCAGAACCAGCTGGGATCGTCACGATAATGTTCGACGTCGAACCGAGAGAAGCGGTCGAGAAAATGAAACCACCTGGGGTTGCCTGGTTTACCGCTACAGTGAACAGGCCACCAGAAACCGAGGTCATGAGCGAAGCAAGGCTCTGGAAGGTGTCAGTACCTGTAGCGGTGACAGAGTATACCACGCCTGGATTACCGTTGACCGCAACCTTGAAGGTGTACGTGCCGCCAGCAATGCCGGCCAGAGTGGAGTTAGCAACCGTGGTACCAGCAAAGTTCACGGTATCGGTACCAGCCAAGGTACCAGCCACCGTCACGTTCGCGGTAGCACCGAGACCGTTCAGCGAAGGGCCAGAATAGTTCTGCAGCGCGACACCGTTGTACTGACCAGCGACGTAACCGGCGTTGGTGTTATTGAAGAGGCCAGCCGTGATGCCAGCAGCACCGGCGTTCGCGGTCACGGTCCAGAAATCTGCAATAGCAGTTGCTTGGTTGAGCACCGGAATTGAGATCGTGCCGTTCGCGGTAGAGCCACCAGTAAATTGGGGAGACGGAGTAGACGATGCAAAGATCGTCAACGGAGAGTCGTCAAGGTCCACGTTTGCGCGAACCACGTAAGCGTTGCTCAGGATCGTCAGCGCTTGGTTCAGCGCGAACAAGCCGTACTCGTTGCGGGCATCGCCGTGTAGCGGGGTACCACCGTCGTTCACGCCAGTAAGCGTGCGGAAGGCAGGGACGCCGTACGTCGACACGGATTGGTTGAGGGAGGTGATCTGGCGAACGATCGAGTGCTCGAGAGCACCAGCAGCAGGCGTGACACCGTCAGCCTGAGTCTTGTCAGAGCGGGTCGCCAAGAAGATAAGCGGAACCGTCGGAGCAGCTGCTGGAATGTAGAAGCTCTCATTGACGATCGTAACGCTTACGCCTGGGGAAACTAGAGTGGCCATTGTCTTCTTCTCCTAACTAGGTAGAATTTGTTCTAGGTATTTATCCGGTGAACAGCATCTGGAGCCGTTTTTGCTTCACTTTGGGGTTTACATCATCGAGAGTGCATGATATAATGGTCTGATTCTAACACGGAGAAGTCTATGCGACATCAAGTTGAGCAAATCTTTCGTGACCTCGGTAAGCCTGCACGTGAAAATCAGGTCGATACCGTTCTCAAGATCTTAGATGCATTCAAGAGCGGAAAACGTCACGTCTTCTTGAACGCTCCGACTGGCTCTGGTAAGTCTCTCATCGCCATGGTGCTGCAGAAGGCGATGCAAACGAAGACGGTAGTCATTACTGCTACCAATGCTCTCGGTGAGCAGTACCAGAAAGACTTTCCGCATGCTCCTCTCATCATCGGAGCCAACAACTATCCCTGCACGGTGAGGCAGAAATGCGGTTGGCCGACGGCGACTGCCGAGTCCTGCTACAAGAAGTCCAAATACTTCTACACCCGATTCGGAGAGGGCAAGGAGCCAGATGACTGCAACACCGATCGCTGCGGTTTTGCCTTGACACGAGCCTTGAAGCACACAGCTGCGATTTCGATCACTAACTACTCCTACTACATCATCGACCAGCTCTACATCAAGGAAGTCACCCAAGACAAGAGCAACTACCACGTCGGTACGGCCATCTTCGATGAAGCTCACCTCATCAACGAGATGTTCTCTCAACACTACGCCATCTACTACTCCGAGCTACGCGGTAAAGAATTCTTGCGAGACATCCGCAAGCTCATCGGTGACGGCACTCAAATGGAAGCTGCCTACGAGCGAGTCTTCCGTATCATCGATGAGAACGTCGCTCGCGGCTCCATCGGCCCGGTGAACCACATGAAATTCGTCGAGATGCTCGAGCGCTTCTACCTGAAGATGCTCGACATCATCAACACCAAGAAGGTCTTCTCTCCGAATGAAGCAGCGTATGACGCGCTCGGCGAGCTGGAGGGTAAGTACCACGGGCTCTTCTGCAAGATCGACGACTACAAGAAGTTCGGCTACGAGGTGGTGGTCGACGTCAAGAAGGCCGAGAAGTCTCTCAGCGTCGTGCCCATCTTCGTCGGCAAGACCTCCGAGAAGCTCCTCCAGCAGCAGAACGTCTTCATGTCGGCGACACTGAACTATGACTTCATGCTGAAGACCCTCGACCTCGACCCCACCGACTGCGAGCTCATCACCGTCCCTTACACCTTCAACCAGGACGACAAGACGCTGAACTTCAAGTATGCTCGTCGTCGCTTGAATTTTGCCAATATGGCTCTCCCTGAGGTGATCGAGGAGATGCGCGAGGACATCCAGGTGATCTCTCAACAACACAAGCACGAGAACGGAGTTGTCATCACTACGTCCTTCAAGCTCGCCGAGCAGTTGGCCGAGCAGCTCAAGTCAACTCACCGCGTTATGTTGCACACCAAGGACGTTCCGGCGAAGCAGATCATCAAGGAGTTCAAGGAAACGACGAAGCCGACGATCCTCATCTCGCCAAGCCTCTTCGAGGGTGTTGACCTCCCCGGAGACATCTCCAAGTTTCAGGTTTTGGTGAAGGCGCCGTTCTTGTCGCTGGGCAGCAAGCGCATGTTCCACATCTCTAGGAAACACCGCTCGGTCTACCTGCAGTTGACTATCATGCGCATGAATCAAGCCTTCGGACGCTCGACCCGCGAGAAGGGTGACAAGTCTACGACCTATCTACTGGACACCAACTGTTCTCGGCTCTTCAACAGCAAGCACAATGATTGCCGCGAGCAATTTCACGTAATCCGCTAAAGCAGTTTACTTTCTTGATGCTCATGATATAATTACTCCATTACATCATGAGCATCAAGAAAATGACCACAAATTTCGAAGTCAACCAAACGATCGCCGATCACCTCCAACAGATCGCTCACCTCTTTGGTAAGAACAAGGACGTCTGGAGGAGCAAAGCGTTCTCCAACGCCTCAAGCGTCTTCCGCATTCGTCACGAGTCGATCGAGGTGAAGAGCGGCTTAGTTCTGCCGCGCATCAAGGGAGTGGGTAAGGCCGTCAATGACGTGATCGTCGAGTTCCTCGAGAGCGGTACTTCCAAGAAGTTGGAGAAGCTGAAGACTCAGTTTCCGAATGAAGTTCTCGAGCGATTCGACGCCGTGATCTGCAAGCGTAAGGTTACCGAGTTGCTGAAACCGCTGACCGATGCCGGGGTTGATTGGGGCTATGCAGGCAGCATGCGCCGCGGTTCTGCTACAGTGAAGGACGTGGACGTCATCATCTGTCTCAAGGATGAAGCCGTCGAGAGAGCGCTCGTCAAGAAAGTTCTGGAAGATGCAGGTCTGACCCCGGATGTTCGCAACGGTGAGGTGAAGGTAGGAGTCAGCATCCCCATCAAGAACCAAGGTCGCAGCTTTACCCTGGACCTCAACTTTACCTACCCAGAGTGCCGCGGAGCTCACTACCTGTACTTCACGGGTCCCAAGGTCTTCAACATCAACCAACGCGGACAAGCCAAGGAGAAGGGTCTCCGCCTCAACCAGAAGGGTCTCTTCGACGCCAATGGCAAGTTGATCGCCGGTGCAACTGAGGAAGAGATCTTCGCAGCTCTGGGACAAATTTACATCGAGCCGACAAAACGCGCATAAAGTTGTTTACTTTGTTGAGCTCTGTGATATAATTACTCCATCATCAACGATACTGGAGGTAAAGATGCGTGACAATGTCAAAAAGTTCAAGAGCGCTGGCTATGACTGGCGCGTGCGCGGCTGGCTGCGCAAGTTCAACCGTGACATGGCTAAACTGATCTAGGAGGTAAGCATGGCAAAGATCGCCGTAGTTCCTGTAAAAGTTCTGGCAGAGTTGCTGAGCGACGCGTACTCTGCTGACCGCTACCGCGGTGGTTGGAGCGGTTGCATCCGGATGCTCCGCAAGGAGTTCAGCTTCAGCGATCGCGAGATCGAGGCGATCCTCCGCAGCAAGTGGACCCGCTGGGCAGCTGACAGCTCCAGCAAGAGCTACGGCCACGCGACCAGCACCGACCTGCAGACCTTTCTGTCCTCGCCGCGCAACTTCTGCCAACGCGAAGACGGCATGTCCCTGCAGAAGGCCGTTGCTCGGCTGGTTGCTGAAACTTTCTAGGAGGAAGAATGGCTCAATTTGACTTGGCTGATCATCTGCACAAAATTCGCTTTGACCTGAATCGCTTTCGCGGTAAGAACGGCGTCAAGCTCAAGATCTCCTTCAAGGACGTCGACGGCAGCATGGTCATGAATCGCACCTCCGACGCGTCCTACTGGGACGATCCGATGTTCGTGAAGTACTCTCTCGAAACCGATGCTCGAGAGCGTGGCGTGCGCATCCTCAACATCACCATCGACTTCAAGCAATTTACCATCAACTGCACCGTTGACTACCTCAGGAAGGGACGTTAATATGGCTACGATCTACCGCATCCGCCAGATCCTCGATGAGATCGAAGAGCTCCGCCGGGAGCTCAATGTCGGAGTAGAAGCCTGGGAAGAAGGTACCGACGAGTGCGCGATGGCCGAGTGCGACCCGTCTGACCACTACGTCATCGATCAAGAGATTGAAACCCTGGTGAAAGAGCTCAAGCAGCTCGTGAGTGAAATGTGAGGACACATGAAGAACCATGACCGCGTAGGTGACTTCCAAGACGTCTGGGGAAAGCAAAAGGTCCATCACACGATCGACTACATCGTCTACCCGCCGAACTATGACTTCAACGTCGACCGCTATTACGAAGTCGACACCTTCAAGAAGGCCCGCAAGCTGGCGCTCAAGCTCGGGTCTGGAGCTGAGGTCTACCGCAAGATCGCTCAGCAGAACTCTCGCGGTGGTAGCTTCTACACGCGCGACGGTTGGGAAGTCGTGCACGGCAAGTACTTCACCGAGATCATGCGCAAGGGTCGCTATCACCCGGACCTCGTCGACCCGACGATCAAGGCAAAGCGAGGACAGAGCTTGAAGTTGAAGAAAGACCTCAAGGTCCGTGACGCCAACTTCAAGTACGCTCCCATCTTCAGGAGACGACGGTGACCAAATGAAAAAAGCCTGACCGAAGTCAGGCTTTTTCTTTCTTGGCTTACTACCAGCCTGGGCTTCGCGATTAAACGAAGGTCAGGTTGTTGACAACAACTTTCCCGTAATAGTCGGCCGAGTTAGCGAGCGAGGACTGCGAGCTCACGAACGTCACCTTACCGTAGCGGGTCATGACCATCAGCTGGTTGTTGTAGGTCGTAGGATCCACAACAGTGTTGCTGGTCATCAGCGGAACGTATGGGCAGTAGAAGTAGCCGGTGTCAGTTTCACCACCGCCTCCCTTGTAACCCACCAGCACGATGTCGGAGGTTGCCGTAGCACCGCCCGTCACCGGAGCGCCCGAAGCAACGGTTCCGAAGGAAGCGTTGAACAGGAAGCTGTAAACCTTGATGGTGCCGTTCAGAACACCAGCCAGGCGGGTGTTGTTCGGACCTTCGAAGGAACCGCTCACAGCAGGTGCGAACACCGACTTAGCAGCGGACTGGAGAGCAGAGATGACCAGCGGGGACACGACGATGAAGTTACCTGCACCGCGACGGGTCTTTGCTGCGATCTCGTTTGCCACCTTGTTGATCAGCACGCCGAGGACAGCGTGACGGTCACCAACGTAGTGAGGAACGCCGGTGAAGGAGCCGCTCATATCGAAGGTTTCGGTGGTACCAGCCAGGCGGATCAGGTCGGTCACGATTTCGTTGTCGATTTCGTGCACGATTTCAGCCGACAGGGCTTGGGTGATTTCAGCTTCGAGGTCGAGACCGTGCTGGGCCGAGAGGTCCTGCATGGCTTCGATGGTCCACTTAGCTTGCAGCTTGCGGGTCTTCGCCACGACAGGCTGACGGAGAACTTGCAAGCCGAGCGAACGACCTGGGAAGGATTCCATGTCAACCACGTCGCCAGCTTCACCAGTCAGGGGACCGGAAGCAGTGGAGAACGAGCCAGCTGGGTTGTAGACACCGCCGGTGGTCACACCAGAGACTGGGTCATACAGACCACCAGAAGCTGCTGGGTTGATACCGCCAGAGTAGAAGCGACGCATCTTGCCAGCGTAAGGCTGAGTCCAAGACGTGTTGCCGAACGCTTCGTCGTTCACTGCGATGTCACCAGATGGGGACTCGGTGGTCGAAGCTGCGTTCTTGTAGGTGAAGCGCAGGGAGAAGACGAGGCCGGTAGGACCAGTCATCGGCTGCACGCCCACGATTTCAGTTGCGATCGTTCCAGGGATGATACGACGTACCATCGGAAGAATGATCTTTTGGAAGCTACCGATAGATCCGGTAGAGTTCGCGTCAGCTCCAGCAGTTTCGGTCAGGTACTTGGCTTGGTTATCCAGGACCGTCGCGACGATCGAAGCCTTGCGAGGATCAAGACCTTCGAGCAGGGTAGCGCGAGTGTCTTGCCAATTTTCGAAGAGTTCCTTCATGTTTGGCTCCTGTTAAGGGTTACTTGTTCAAACCAGCCAGCTTCCTGATGCGGGAGAGCTGTTCGGTTGTTGATTCCTCCAGAACTTCTGGCTGATTGCCGGTCACCAGGGTCGAAGTAGACTTCTCTTCTGGCTTCTTGCTTTCGGTCAGGGTTGCTGCAGGAGTTTCTGCCTTCGGTGCAGCTACCGATTCCTTCAGAACGCGGCCAATGTAAACATTGTACGCTTCTTCCAGCTTCTCGGTAATGACGTTGGACAGAATGATCTTCATTTGCTCACGAGCGTTGCCGCTGAGAGGTTCCAGAAGACCTTCGAGCTTGGTGTTGCGTGCCTCAGCGAGACGAGAGGTTTCCATGTCTGCAAGACGTCCTTCAGCGTCGGCGAGCTTATCCAGGGCTTCCGCCAGGTCAGCTTCAACCGTGTTCAGGTCTGCCTTACGGAAAGACTTGAACTCAGCTTCGACAGCTTCAAAGATCTTGCGACCGAACTCCAGCTTCTTGACTTCTTCGATGTCTTCGTGAAGCTCAGACATCTCTTCGTCAATGCGGACTTCCAGGAACGCGTCCAGCTTATCGACCAGTTGATTCAGTTGCTCACCGAGCAGTTGCGCCAGGCGCTCCTTCTCTTCAACGAGCTTTTCGGCATACTCAACTTCCAAGTCACGGAACTTGTTGATGTCTTCCTTCAGCTCGTCGAACTCGGCATTGAGGAACTCCTCAATCTTCGTGTCGACGTTTTCGGCAAGCGCTTCACGTGCCTTGACGAATTCTTCAGTCAAGGACGTACGAATTTCGACTTCGAGCTTGGAACGCTCTTCGGCCAGGAAAGCATCCATCGCAGTCTTGAACTGCTCAGTCAGCTCGGCCTTAGTTTCTTCGCTCAAAAGATCGGATTCGAGCAGTTTCTTCAGGATAGAATCCATAGCTTGCTTTCTCCGGTATTAGTTGAGGCGATCGGATGAGGATCACCTGATGTTTGTTACGAAAGTATTTAGAAGCAGGCAAAAAATTTCGCCAAAAATTGATCCAAAATGAACTCAGGAACCACTTTTAGGTTCCTGAGCTGATTCGCTTACTTGAAATTGATGGTAACCTTAGGCGTGCTGGACCGTCGGGCGACCTGCCAACTGCTTCTTCAGCTCTTTTTCGAGGTCATTGGAGTTGCCCTTGAAGTCTGGATCGATGAAGCCATATTCACGACGCTTGTCCCATGCCGCAAACCAGTGATCTTCAACGTGCCAGAGCTCTACCTGACCGCCGGCGATCAGCTTCGGGTCATACAGCGTGTGGTTCACGGTCAGGCCAAACATGTGCTGCATGCGAGCCTTGAAGCCCTTTGACTTGATGAGGGTGGTCACCGCCTTGTCAAACTTCTTGTGGTCGGTGTAGGTCGTGACATCTTTGAGGTGCTCAAGGAGCTCAGCTTCTTCTAGAAGTTCAAGTAGAATGTTCATTATTTCTCGTCCAGGATCTTGAATTGACGCTTACGCTCGTCGACCTTCATCGACCAGCGATCGGTGAGCTTGTAGCCCCAAGGTGTCTTCTTGAAGCCCATCTTGATGAGCTGAGTCTTGATGAAGTGAAAGTCCTCTGGGTCCTTCTCGGTGTAAGTATACTCTACACCGTCATCTACCTTTTCTTCGTCAAACTTGAGGTGCAAGTCGTCAGGTAGGTTCTTGTTGAGAACGCTCTCGATGTCCTTGATATCAGCTGGCTCCTTGCGAAGAACTTCAATGGATTCTTTGACGAGACGAACTTTATCTCCTTCCACTTTAACTTCTTTTCCGGATTGAAGTTTGATGAGGATCTTATCTTCATCTGGAGCAGGAAGATCTACGTCGATGATCTTGCCCTTCATCAATCCAATTTTGACAGTATCTCCCTTAGTCGGCACGTAAGGATCTTCAAGGCTCTCTACCAACTTGCCTTCAGCATGTTTCTTCAGGAAGGACAGAGCACGACCGGGAGAGTGCTTTGCGACACCAGTGGTTGAGTTGAAGATCTCATAGACGCTCTTGCCAGAACCTTCCTTTGGCGTGAACTCATACTTCTTGTTGCCGATCGTCGCCAAGATCTTCTTCTTGGAAGCGTCGAGCTTGAAGTTGCCCAAGTCCAGGCCAGGGGTCTTACGCATGCCGTAGGGTTCTTTCTCTTCCAGCAGCTGGAGAAGTTCACTGATCAGGTTCATGTCTTGGCTTTCTTTCATGACGTAGTTGTACAGCTTACGGTCTTGTTGCAGGTTCTTGATCTTGACCGACCTCGCCTTCTCGGCTTCAGCTCGGGTAAATTCTTTCTTGCCGTGGCGGCTGTCGTAGAAGTACTTGCCACCCTCGTAGCCGGCGTAACGGTAGAGCACGTCGTCAATGACGATGTACAGCGGCATCGAGACGCGCTTGTTGCCCAACATGAAGTCGTGAACATCGGTAGCGAGGCCCACGGCGCCAGGAAGGCTGAGAATGTTGTCAACTGTGTCCTTGATGAACTTGGCGTCGTTACCACCTTTAGATTCCTTGAGAGGCTTCCAATTAGAATGAGATAGACGATGCGGTCCACCCTTTCGAGTCACTTGATACTGAGCTTTAGAGTTCGGAAACTTTGATGTGATCACCTTGGCAGCTTTCACAGCGTCTTCATAGGTGTCAGCAGAAAAGTCAAACCAGTACACGTTGCCCTCATCGCGGTGCCAAACGCTAACGTCGTCGGGAATCGCATCCATCATCTTTTCGAAATCAGCATCGCTCAACTGGTAAACCTTGGAAGAGCTGACTGGGATCTGGACGTGGTGATGGCCGAGGGTCTTCAGGTGAGAAGTATCACTCGCCTCACCAATGACTTTCTTGTAACCCTTCTTTTGAAGGTTAGCTTCCACTTCTTTCAAGCCCTTGTGCCACTCATCGATAGATTCGTAACCCTTTTGGCTCAAGAGCGTCAGCTCAAACCAGTCTCCCTTTTGCCACAGAGAGTACTTCTTTCCGTTCTTTTCGTACTTTCCGATGTACTGAGCTTTGTTCACTTCGGTCTCCTCCCGATGAAACCTGGGAGATCATACTTGTTCTTCGCGAACATCAATACCTTGTTCTTCTGGCTGTAGGACATGTAGCCAGTGCGTATCTTGTAGGGCGTGCCGTCACGGGGCACGCCGAGCATCGTGATCAGAGCATCCACGATGTCATTGTCGTTCGAGAGGCCGTAGATGTCGTCCTTGATCGAGAAGTCCACGTCAGGATGAGCTTCTACGTTCTTCTTCATCACCGCCGCCACCTGCTCTGGTGACATGCGGAAGACTCGGGTCTTGCCCTCGTCCTTGTTCTTCTTGAACCAGTCAAGGAAGCCCTCGGTGAGGAGGTCTGCCTGATCTTCTTGGTTCACTGGGTCGAGTGACTCAAGGTACTCGAGCATCACGTTCTTGGCTTCCAAGACTTGTCCCTTTCCTGCATTGACGTCAAAGACACCGTAGGAGCGATCTTCGCCCGGGACTTCAGCTGAGACGTGCTTGCCGTTGTCCTTCGAGACGAACTTTAGCTTTGAAGCCACCTGTGGGTGCTTCTTCTTAACGTCTTCTTTCCAAGCTTCAAGCGTCTTCATTCTGTTCCTCATTGCGCCAGAGCTCGTCGAGCAAGCTCTCATGGTCCAGCTTCAGCAGGTCTGCACGCCGGTAGTTCTTGGTGTCAAGCAGAGTGTCCAAACACTCTTGCTTGTCTGGGATGTAGCCCCAGTTCTCATTGAAGTACTCGCGAGCACTGTTCGCGTCTTCTTTCACCAGGCCACCAGATGTCTGGGCCTTCAGTGACTTGTCAAAGAAGACACGGCGCTTCTTGCGCGTTGGTAAGTTGACCTTGTGCTTGTCAGGATCTACCTTGACGGTCATCTGCCCGCTGTGCACGCCAGTCTTGCCTGGATTGGGCCAGGCACGAAGGCTCGTAACGGTCAGAGGAATCTCGAACTCGAATAGATCCTGCAGCTTCATGTCACTTTACTTTCTTGAGGCTCAAAAGTTCTTTCAGCAGGTCCATGTCGTTTACTTCACTGCAGGAGACGGCTTAGCTTCTTGCTGAGTGACCGTTGGGGCAGGCAGCTTCTTCCAGTGAGGGAATGCCCAGCCACCGTTACGGAGACCCTTGGCGTTCTTGTGGGCTTCACCAGCGACGTCGGACAGCGCCTTAGCGTGATCCTTGACGGTGTCATATTCACCGTTGGCAGCGTGCTTCGCAACCTTGTGGACCAGGTCACGGATGTCCTTGTCGTAGCCGACGCCCTTCTTGACCATGTCCTTCATCTCCTCAGGAGCCTTCTTGGACATGTCCCAGATCGCCGTGCGAGTGTCCTCGGTGACGAAGTTGAGAGTGTTCTCCTCGAGGGCAACCTCGAGGTTCTTGTTCTTCATAAGCTCGTTCACGAGCATCTGCTCGGCGACCTTGCTCTTACACTTGATAGTGATCATCATTTTCTCCTAAAAGTTTCTTGCATGGCGTGCGAGTTGAGCCATGTCAGATCAGTTTCTTGAACTTTGTTAAAGCGGTCTTTGACTCGTGATCTCTCGCGATGACGATAGCATGTTCTTTGTCAATATCAACCACTTCACACCCAGTCTTACCAGCTGCTTCTCTGATTCTCGTCTTCAGCAAGTTCAGTCCAGAAATGCCAGACTTGACATCTAAAAAGAGAATTATGGCGTCCTGATGACCGCTAATTTCATTTGTGGAACTCAATGGTTCGTGAGCTTCAATCAATGATTCAGCAGACTCAAGCGTTAGAAGCTTTTTATTTAGCGTGTTAGAGTCTGCCTCGCCTGACACCAAATAGTTAAATCCAAGCTGAGGATCATATCTCAAAGTGTCAGAGATTTTTTTGATAGCTCTGATGTTCTTATCGTACCATTCACCGGCTAAATCTCCATTATCTCCGGGATGGTTTTTCAAGTACGTTTTTAGCTTATCACGCAATTTGTCAAGCGCTAAAGTTTCTTCGCTTGACAAAATGGTTGAATTAGCCTCAAGCATTAGGAAATCTTTAAGACGCATGTTCAGTCCTTCTTGAGCTGCTGTCCGGTCAGCACTTCGAAGAACACAGCGAGTTCCTTCTTGAAGAACTTCTGAGCAGACGGGTCATGGATCACGGACTCGGCGAGCGTCATGATCTTCTTGTTGCCGGTCAGCTCTTCCATGACGTGGCCAGGGTAAGCGTTTGGGGCAGACGGAGTCGCGACGACGTCGACGGTCACCAGGCTGAACTGAGAGACCTTGCCCTCGTTCACGTTGCCGGATCCACGGGACGAGACTCCCAGCTTGCCGCCAGCCTTCAGGATCGCCTTGACGATCTGACCCTTCGGGTGATCCTCGATGATGCGAGCCTTACCGTAGGCGTTCTTGCCGTCCATCCACATCTCGGTGATGATGTGCGAGACGTTGTTCAGGTCGATCTGCAGGTTGTCAGGGTGGTTGAGCTCGCCGTAGACGGTGAGGCCCTCCTTGATGCGCTTGTTGACGCCGTCAACCGCTGAAGCGATCTCAGCGAGCGGGTACACGCGGCCATTGCCGTTTTGCAGTTCGCTCTGCATGAAGATGCCTGACAGGTAAGAGTTCTTGGAAGACTGGTGCTCTTCAACCATCAGGTTAGCCTGACCGGGACTGATTTGCTCGATCAGGACGAGTTCTTTTCCGTGCATGGTATGCTCCTTAGTGGAATTCAACTGATGTATTTATGAGAAGTGAAGCGTTTTGCTTACTTTGTCAGCTCTTTCTTCAGCTCTTCAGGCGACTTGGCTTCACCAGTTTCGCCGCCGGCTTCTTCCTCAGGCTCCTTCTTCGCTTCCTTGCCAGAAGCGGCGACTTCTTTCTTGCCGCCCTCCTCTTCTTCACCCTCGGCCGGAGCTTCTTCTTCCTCAGTTTCACCCGTGTGGTCGTCGAAGGTCTCAGGAACCTTGATGTCCGGACGGTTCTCGATCCACTTCGGATCGTACATCATGCGGAGTGCGTTGAGGTTCTCGTCGATGCCATCCTCTGGGATACCCAGCTCTTGCATCAGCATGACCTGGTTCTCTTGGATGTCGTCCTCAGACATGCCGAGGTAGTGCATCATCTTGTAGCGAGCCGACAAGAATGGGACGTCCTTGACGTTCGAGAAGTTGCTGATCATCTTCTCGTCAACTTCAGCTTGCTTGTACTCCTTGAAGTTCTGCGGGTCAACGAGGCGGATCTTGAAGAGGTGGTCGTCTACTTTGATGCCGGCTGACTTGAGGTACATTTTGAAGTGAACGTCGAAGGTCTTGTTGATCTTCTGCTGCAGACGAGCACAGTAGTTCGCAAAGCGAACTTCCTCGACGTACGCGATACCGACCTTGCCGTCGGTGACCTGAGCGGTACCGTCACGGCCGCCACTCATGTAGGAAGCGGGAATGCGCAGACCCTGCAGGAACTTGTTCTGGAAGTACGTCAAGTCAGCGATCTCACCGAGATTCTCACCACCGGAGAGCGTTTCGACACGGGAACCACGGCCGTCAGCCGTCTGTGCAAAGAAGAAGTCTTCGTGCATCGACATCGGGTTGTAGACGCTGTCGATCTTGTCCGCGCCACCCGTCTCGTTCGGGATGCGCTTCATTCTCAGCTCGTTACGAACTTGTTCCATGTAAGCACGCACGCGCTGTGGTGGCATGTTGCCGACATCCAGGAAGAATACGCGACGCTCTGGAGCACGAACGATGCGGTAGATGATGACTGAGTCTTCGAGCAGTGAGAGGTGGCGGTAAGCCTTCACGCAAGCCCAGAGCGGGGATTCGCCGAAGGGTCCGTTTTCTCCCATGGACGAAGACAATGTGAAGTGCGCGATGCCTGACGCCGGGACGATCGTGATGTCGCCGAAAGCACCTTGTCGGTTCTTTTCACCTGTGCGCACGTGATAGTGTTCAGGAACGCCGTTCTCGTCGATCGTGATGCCGATGACGTCGCCGGGGTCAATGTACTTCCAACGCTTGAAGTCGGACTGCTTTTGGAAGAAGCAGTCACCGTACTTCACGGTAGTGCGCGCGATGTCATAGAGAACGACGTTGAGATTCTGGAGCTCGCACCAGTGACGGAGCGCGGCACGAATGGTCATCGTGATCGCCGCTGAAACTTCCTTGTTGTTTTCGTTCTGGTACTCGATCTCGAAGGGGAGACCAGTGCGGACGTTGAGCGGAGTCATTTCCTCGGCAACAGTGTCAAGTGCACGAGAGATGAACACGTCCGAGTCCATGTTCTTGAACTGTGTATACTTAGAAAAGCGCGAGGACGCGCCCTTCATTACCTTTGTGTACCAGCTGTAGTTCGAGTAAAGCTTCGCAGCTTCAGGACTTGAGGCTAGGTACTGAGACTTTGACGGCGCAGGTTTAACGATGCGCCAAAAATCGGTGAAAACTCCAGCCATGGTTGGCTCCTTTAGTATAATCTGGCTTATTTATATGGTCACCCGACCTGGTTGGCGACGATCGACGGAGACTCCTTGAAGGTTCTCTTATCAATGCCGGCGCGATAGGCCGCGGTGTTCTGCACGATCTGCTCGAGCAGCTTGGTTTGCTTCTTCATCTCATCCATCTGTGGATTCGTTGAAACGGTAGGGACGGTCGCGGCGGTGGCGCCAGCTATTGGGGCGGTGGGTGCTGCGATCGCAGTATTTGGGGGAGTTACGCCAGCTTGGCGGGCCGCAATCGCTGCCTTTGCTCTGTCACTGAGATGCAACGGAGTTGGGGCATTGGTAACAGGGCCTCCAGCCAGCTTAGACGTCAAGCCAGCCAACCAACTGTCTTGCGACAAGCCACCTGACTCATCTAGGGTTCCAATGGCTTTGAAGAGAGAAGTGCCGCCCTCGTAGCCGGCAAGTCCGGCTCCAGCGGCGGCACCAATTGGGCCGGCGGCCCGAATCGCGGCACCTCCCATACGAGCGAGACCACCACCGATGCCGCCCATCATGCGCCCAGCCCCACGCGCCATGCCGCCCAAACCGCCTCCGCCCGGCTTGCTGAAGCCGCCGAGAGGTCCGGACTTGGTCATCATCCCAGAGGCGAAGCTGAACGCTCTGCCAAGCAAGTTCGTCTTCACAAGCAGGGTTCCAAGCCCGGTTGCCAGTGCGATCACGGTCAATCCAACGGCTGACTTCATCACCGAGTTCCACTGCTGCATGACGTCACGAGAATCAGCCACCACCTTTGTGAACATTGACTGATGGTCGACCGAGTCCTCTGCCTGCTTTGCTTGTTTCTGGTAAGTTTTGTCGTTCAGGTCTCGTCCTTCTGCATGGGATTGAGCTAGCTCTTCAGTCTGCTTGTTGAGGAATTCCATGCCTCCGGCCAGGTCGCGCAGACGATCCAGGCCGATGACTTCTTCAGGCTTTCCAGCGTAAGCTTTAGCTTGAGCTGCACCGACGATCTGCATCGACTTCAACATCGCTGGAGACTGCATGATCTTCTTGGCTTCCTCTGGAGAAGCCAGCTTTGCCTTCTCGATGCCGTCCTGCATCGACTTGACCGCGTCTTGGAGCGCTTTGTTCGCTGGTTCCATTGACGCCAGTTGGCCAAGGTAAGCCTTTTCCAGCTCAGCACCCTTGATGCGCTCGGTGATCTTGGTCTTGCGTGGGTTTAAGAAATCATCAAGACGGGCGTTCGCTTCCTTGATCTGATCGTTGTTCAAACCCATCTGCTTCATGTTTTCGGTACGTAGAGCGATCTCCTCGACCAGTTGAGCACGTTGCTTCGTGTCCAAGTTGATCATCTGATTCTGGATCGAAGTGCTCTTGATCTGAGCATCGATCAAGTCAGCCACTTGATCGTACGAATCGCCGAAGACTCCGGAAATGCGCTTCATGCTCTTTTGCATCTTACCCATCGCCTCACTGAAGTTTCCGCTGGTGTCACTCCAGGTCAAGCCTACACCCTTCAAGACTTCACCGAAGCGCGCAGTTGCTTTGAAACCCTCGTTTCCCATGTAGGACAGCGGAGCGGAAGCTTCCTTCAACTTGTCAGTGAACGCCGCAATGCCTTCCGCTCCACCCCCGAACTGTCGCACGACGTCACGATTCTTCGCGAGGATCTCCGAGAACTCATCGAAGGACATTCTCAACTTGATCGCTTGAATGCCGATCGTGGCAAAGGCGTCCTGCAAGCCAACTGCCGTGGCTTTGTTGAGGTCATCAACCAGAGCTTTCAAGGCTTCTTCAAGTTTCTCGCCGGTCTTCCTGACAGTCAAGTTGTTGGCGACCCAACCCTTGAGCGCGTTCACGCCGTAGTCAACGTGCTTTCTGAAGCGGTCAAGCGCTTCCGCGTCCGCGATCAACGCATCGGTGTGCATCGTGAAGACTTCAAGGCTCTTCTTTTGAGCTTCAAGAGCCGCGATCTCTTGCTTTTGATCCGCAATGCTGGCCTTCGCCTTTGCGATGCGTTCTTGATTACCTGTCTTAATGGCATCGGCGAGACGCTTCTCG